CAGATGCAGGAGCAACTTGCCCACTATAAAAAGTTAGATGAAAATGGTAAACGCAATACAGGGATTATCAATACATCTGAGCTTGGGGCTAAGGAAATTAAATCCGATAAAAAGCTTCAGGGCTGGAAACAGGTAACTATGGATGATCCTGATATTGCAAAATATTTTGATGATTAAATAAATCGAAAGGAAGGTTACTTAAATGGCTTTAAGTACAAGCGTAAGTGCTCTCACGAGAGAGAAGTTTATGCCCCTGCTGATTGACAACATTTATGACAGCAACATCTTGTGTAGCAAACTTTTACGGAATGCTGACAAGCTGGATGGTGGTGTTAAGATAAATGTTCCAGTAGAGGTATCACAAAATGCTAACAGTGGTTGGTTAGCCCCCGGTGGTTTAGGGACTACATTACAGGCTAAAACAGATATTGCCGACAAGGCAGTATATGACTGGTGCACAGCCTATAACTCTGTAATTATAGACGGTACAGAACAGCATATCAATCAGGGATCAAGTCAGGTTCTATCAATGCTCACTGCAAGTATGAAATCGGCAGAGAAGACTTTGAAAGACCTATTTGGAACTTCTTTGTTTGCTACTTCTGTTTCTGGCAACGCTATCAGTACCCTAAACGGTGCTGGTACATATGATGGTGGTGGAGGTGGGTCATCCGGTGCGACTGCTCAGTTATATGATAACGGCAACGGATTAATTCACGATGCTTCAGGTTGGACAGGCAGTTCTGCTTACTTTATACCTGAAGGTGAGGTAACTGGCTCAATAGTTGGCTACAATCGTCCACTTGGTGGAATTGATTCAATAGCAGGAGCATCCCCTTCAACTGATTACTGGAATGCCAACCTTGGCTCGTTCGTTTGGGCTATTGGCTATTTAGCAGATGGGTCTAGTGCTTTAAATGTAAATGGTGCTGATGATAGAGAAACTGTGACATTTGCTGAGTTCTGTTCTACCACAAGTGGTGTGGCGAATGGTATCAAGGCTATGACACAGATGTATCAGGCGTGCTCGATTGACAACGATCAACCTGACATCATAATCACTACTCCGGTTCTGTATAGTGCATACGAAACTGCGTTGCAAGCCAACAAGCGTTGGGAAGGTAACGCTACGGATGGTGATGCTGGATTTCAGTCTTTGAGATTCAAAGGTGCAAGTGTTTACCCGGACAGTCACTGTCCTGATGGACATATGTATTTCCTTAATTCTCGTTACCTTGACTTTAAAGTTCACAGCAAAAGAAATTTTGCTTTTGAAGATTTCAAGCCAATGGAAACTAAGGATGGAATACAAGCCAGAATCTTCTGGATGGGTCAGCTAGTGACGAGTAATCCTAGAATGAATGGACTACTTGTTGGTGGTGCAACTGGTTACTAAACCGTAAGGTTATAAAAAGTGATTAGTTAACTGTAAAATAATCCTGATGGGGGGTGGTGGTTGAACTGGTGTTCTCCTTACCACCCTCCAGAGGGGTATAACTAAAAGGAAAGAATTATGACTGGAATTGAAATGGTCGGCAACCTTGGGTTGAGAACGGAAGACCCAGCAGAAAGCGTGTTTACTCTAAGTGCAAAATTGGATGCTTTGAATCTAGCCCAAAAGGGCGTGATCAATATGCTTGACAATGCTTATTTATCAGAACTAGAAACTATTGCAAGTAATAAGACGGCTACAACGGGTGATATTTATAGTACCTGTGCTTATTCAGAAGCCTTTGGAGTCACTGTCCAAGCACAGCCCATCAGGAATGGTATTCGTGCAGTATATGATAACACAAACACTAAGTGGTGTACTATGATTGAGCCGGGTGATATTAAAAGACTTGAAAATAGTTACCTTAAAGGGACAGTAGCCAATCCCGTAGCATTCATCTTCGATGAAACAGTGTATATTCAGCCAAAGACTTGCGTTTCGGTAGATATATGGTATTTGATTGCTGGAACTGAGGTGCTAAACACTACGGCTGAATGTGTATTAAATCCAGCCCTACACGAATTAGTTTTAGATTTTGCTGAAGCACAGCTCTGGAGGATGGATGCTAAGGGTGAGCGTGCTACATTGGCTTATACCAGTGCTTTAAATATGATTAAAACTTTAAATGAACGGTATCAGGTAGAAAGACCAGAAGGCATAGGCACAAAGGGTCGATAACAGAAGTGCCTACCCTGCAAATCCCACTAGACGGGGGACTGATCACTCAGGTAGAGCCTGAAAAAGTTGGTCTCTCAGGATGCACAGAACTCATAGATTGTGAGTTTGACAAACCCGGCTTAGTTTATAAGCGTAAAGGGAGGGGTGCATCTGTATCAATATTAACAAACGTTGGTGCTCTAATTAAATGGATAGCCCCCAGTGGTACTATCTATTGGATTGTGTTTTCCAAGGTTAACGGCTATGTATATGTAGCTGAAGCCCTTACCGTTTTGGGAACTTTTATTTTTGATAGCTCTGCGAAATATATCAATATACTTAACTACGGTAGTATGGTACGTTTTGCAAATGGTATTGGGTACGAGCCAAAACTTTATCAATATATAGATAGGGATTTCTTTTGGTGGGATGGTTCTACTTCTGGTTACAATTTTACTCCAGCTTTCCGTACTGACAGGGCTACTCCCCAAGCCATGAATGCTATACTTGTGCAGTGTGGGGAACTTGTCACTGACTACAACACTTCCATGGCTCATTCAACCAAGAGCTACCAATATAAGCTCACCTTTGTATACGATGGAAATCAGGAAACTGAATTACCCAAATTAAGTGTAGTAAGTAGTGGTATGGCTCTAGATGTGACTACAACACTAGATAACAATGATGTATTTTTCTTTGAGGTAACATTTGTTGAATCTGCTTGGAATCCTCGCTGTACCGGAATCAATGTATATAGAAAGGAAGGCTCTGGCGCGTACTATAAGGTTGCTTCAGCCAGTACACTTTCCAGAGATACGGATCAAAATATTCAAGTTGCAGATGGGAATGCTTGTATAACTAAGGTGATGGTAGATTCAGCCAATGGATTAACCTCTGCCATAAGTGGTAAAGAATTATATGTAAACGGACTTCAGCATACCATCCTCTCTCACAGAAATGGACAGATTGCAACTATGATAGATGCTTTAGATGGAAGTATTTCCAATACTTGGGGGACAATTACGGGACATAAAAATTTAAGGATTAATACTTATGGAGGTGCTACAACCGAAATTGGTAATAAAATTGGAGGTTGGTGGGTTGGGGAAACTCCTAAACTTGTTTATGCTGATGGTGCTTCTATATCAGAGGGGAATTTTGAGGATGGTGATCCTGGTGAATGGATGGTTTATACAACAAATCAAGCTATAACTGTTGATAGTACGGAATATAAACATGGTTCCCGTTCTTTAAAATTTGCTATTACGTCTGGTGGAACCAAATACTGGGCATATAATATGGGTAACGGTTTTGATGCTTCTGATATTATTGTAGCCTCCTTTTGGGTACGTATGGAGGATATGTCGCTTGGTACAGATAATACAACAATAGCTTTGGATATTGGATTCAGTAGTCAGTCAGCTTCTACTGGGTCTGAGCTTACTTCCGGTTTTCAGACTATTGTGGCGTTTTACTGTACCGGAGAAACTGAAGGCTTGGGAAATTCTTCGGATGGATGGACTTATGTACAGAAAGAGATACAAATTGACAGTATTCTTGGTTATTCTGCTTCAGAATATATATTGTTCAATATCCAAGGTAGCGGAAATACAGGTGGGTCTGGAACTATTTGGCTTGATAGTATTGTTATAGCTAAAAAAATCTACAACCCACCCACTGGCAGGCTTGGCTTTGGTAGTGACGTAGTGGCTTCAACATCCTTTGATCTTGGGGCTGAAGATTCAGCACAGGGTTGGGGGGCACAGATCGGCGCTCCTCACTATGGTATTGGCGCTATTAAGAAAAACTATCAGTACGCATTTAAAAATCAAGCTTCTTCACTTACAGCATCCATAACACAGACCGTTATCGTTAACCGAAGTTATATGTGGCAGGATACAGGGAGTTCATTCAGATTTCACTACCGTGATTTGGATGACACAAATGGGATAGTACATCCCACTGGTGAGACATCCTTAGACGTTAACTTCACATACTCAGTCAATTTAGAAGGTAGACAGTATGTAGCTAGTGTTGCCCTAAACCCATCAAGCGAAAATGAAATTCATAAGGATTGGGTGATGTTCTCAGAGCTTTCCCAGCCGGATGTGATACCCATCACTAACTACATTTCCATTCCCGATATACAGGGTGGAGAAATAACAGGTCTGGCTAAACTGATTGGAGATTTGGTGGTTTTTCAGACAAAGGGAATCTACCGTCTATCAATCCCATCTGCTGATCCATTTAGCTGGAGCTTATCAGAATCAGAAACTAATATTGGGTGTATAGCCCCAGACTCAATTGTTGAACACGATGCTGGGGTATTCTTTGCAGGCAGTGACCACCTGTACTATCTTAGTTCTAACTTTGAAGCTATCCCTGTAACTCAAACCATCAAGGATGTATACCAAGCCACATCAAATTTAGACGCAACCCGTGTAACCGTAGATATAAAGAAGGGAAGACTGCTGTGCAAATTCGGGGATAGTAATAAAATTGTGTATGTCTTGGATTTAACTAAAATAAAAAAGGGTGTGGAGCACTGGTCTAAGATGGATATGTCTACCTCACTGGATGTAGATTTATTGTTCGTAGATGAAAATTTAAAAGTTTACACGATTGAGTCTGATACCACAAGTCAGATAAGCGAATTGGATGTGGGAAATTCTGAAACTACAGCCCTGAAACGTACAACTGGCTGGATTCCCATGGGTGATTTGGATTCAAGTGGGGTGTTAAGACGGCTTAATATGAGGTATAGGGCTACTGATGAAATAACAGTTAATATTTACACAGATGGTGATACTTCAACAGTTGATAAAACAATCACGATTCCTCAGAGTTCGGAAGATATTAGACAAGCTACTGTAACAGGTGTAACGGTTGCTAACCCCGGTGTTGTTACCACCTCAACAGTTC